ATATAATCTGTTAAAATAAATGGTGCATGAAAAATGACTGGATCGGCGAATTAACCGAATTAGCACACAAACATCAAGTTAATCTACTTCTATTACAGTTTAATAATTCTAAAAATAATTTAGATGTAGTTACCTCTGGGCGTAATCCTGTTGCTAATGAACTTATAGATAAACTTTCAACTGACAAAGAAATGAGTTCTGCACCTATTAAATTAATAGTCGAGTCATTACAAATACAGAACAGAAGAATTACTGAATTAAAGAAAACTAATAAATCATTAATAAAAGACATAGAACATATGTCAAACATGTACGCCCAATTATGGAAAAAATTAGAAGATATTAAACGGCATGAAAAAAACTAATCTTTATGTTGCACATGGCGGCATAGGAAAATGTGTATTATTTTCATCTCTTATTGACACATTTGCAAAAAGAGATAACGACAAGATATCAATAGCATGTGGATTTCCAGAAGTATTTAAATTCCATCCTAAAATTAATTCAGCACCACAATGGACAGGCGGAGACTTACGACACGATATTGCTGAATATTTTGATGATATTATTTTTAGAGAACCATATGTATCACAGTATGCAAAACGTGATAGGCATATTGTAAAAGAATGGGCTCGATTATTTGGCTTTGAATTAGAAACAGATGGCATGGATATGCAACCTGACTTTGTTGTAAATCCTCAATGGACAGGAGAAGCTGACAAAATTTATAATGATTTTATTAAGGAAAAATTTATAATGTTTCAATTTACTGGAGGTCAGCCAGCGGATAATCATTATGTAAACAAAAAACAATACACACAAAATGCAATGACTCAAGGCAGAAATTTACAGAATTATTATGATGTAATGCTTGCATTAGGTGAAGAATATAAAAGTTATAAATTCTTTTTATATGCATTACCAAATGAACCAATACAAATTCCACCTGAGTTGCAAAAACGGTGCTTAACGGCACAAACGAATGCTATGGTATTTGCCGCATTAGTTAATAAAGCAGAAACTTTTCTTGCTATTGATTCTAGTTTGCATCATTTTGCCGCGGCTAAACAGTATCGTAAAAAAGGAGTTGTCGTTTGGGGTACTACAACAACACCAACAATGATTGGTCATAACTTACATGTAAATATGCAAAGTTTGAGTCCTACTGAAATTAAAGTTGAACCTAAAGATGTTATAGATAATATTCACAAGGTTTTAACAACTAAAAAACAAAGCAAAGGAAAAAAATGAGTGAAGAAAAAGCACCAGTAAAAAAATACAACGAATCAACATCTGATTTTATAGCTGAAGCTTTACCAATGGTTGCCATACACCGTACAAGATTTGAACTGGAACATATTTGGTTAGCCCAACATCCTGGCACGGCTAGGAAGGTGTATACAATTTTAGCCGAACTTTATAAATTAGAGGATATTGGAACTCAAACAGCCGAATTAGAAATCACTATTTTAAAAGAACTGCTCAACGATATTCTTCCTGAAGGTAGTGGTCCTCAAGAAGTACTTGGAACATTAGAAGACGAAGAAGAACAATATTGGGTTGAAAAGTTAGGCAAAATGGCTTCAGTTGATATACTAACAGTTGGAAAAATTCAACCTGCTACAATGGAAATAATTACAAATTTACCTACTAATGTTATGTATAGAACGATAAGAGAAACATTAATAAAAGTAAAACAACTTAACGCTGAAATACAAAATATAGAGCAGGCACTTACTAGTGGACAAACCGAATAAAATTTGTGTATGCATTCCGGCATATGAACAAGTTTATGCTTACTTTGCAGACAGATTAGCAAAGTTATTTTTACGAGCAGGTAAAATTGGTATTGACATACATATTAAAATACGCTCTGGAAGTGATTTAGCCCGCAATAGAAATTTTCTTGTTGAGGATGCATTAGCAATTAATGCTAGTCATATTTTATGGTTAGATGGAGATATAATATTTCCTGATAACTTAATAGAACGATTATTAGCACACAACGTTGATGTAGTAGCAGGAATATACCCTACTCGCAATACCCCAATTGATAGCACAGGCTTTTATAGTTATTCACATGAACTATTAGAACGGGCATATATTACAAAAAATGGCCCGGAGCTATTTGAAATAGAAGCATGTGGTTTAGGTTGTATGTTAGTATCAATAAATATATTCAAACAAACACAACCACCGTGGTTCCAATTTACTCCAAATCATGGAGAAGATATATACTTTTGCAAAAAAATAGATGCTACAATTTACGCAGACAGAAAAGTTAGTCTTGAATTACAGCATATAGGAATAAAGCCATATACTCATGAGGATATAAATGTTTAATGAAATCTTTTTAAAGGTAACAACTAACACACTAAATCCACTCAGGAAACCAATTACAATTAAAGATTTAAAAGAAATTCCTGATAACCCATTTACTGTTGACCGACTTGCTTGGAACGCTATTAAACTAAACAATGCTGAAAAAATATATGTTGATACTGTAACAGATTTAACAAACATTCCTGATGCTAAAACAGATCTTATATGGTTAATAAACAACAAATATAATATACGTCCTGATTTTCCTTGGCATTGGCGACCACGAAAATCTTTAGCAATGAATAAAATATGGGATTTCCCACGTGTTAGCTCGGCTACAAGAAAAGTTACTACATGGGATTGTGTTAGGCTCATTCCTAATATACCATTAACTGAATTATTAAAATTAGAAAAAGTACAATCAAAAATTCAAGCAAGTTATAGTAGCAATAGATTTGATATTGTTCACATATCGTTTGATGAAAGACAGGCTGAGTCGTCATTTAAGCGAGTAAAATATAAAGCTCCAAACTTATTACAGGTTAAAGGAGTTGATAGTATTGTTAAAGCACATCAAGAAGCCGGCAGGATATCAAAATCTGAAATGGTATGGATTGTAGATGCTGATGCAATTTTGTATGATACGTTTGAATTTGATTTCCAGCCTCCAGAAAGCAAACGCAATAATACAATATATGTGTGGCAAGCAAAAAATCCTATCAATGGATTAATATATGGTCACGGTGCAGTTAAATTAGTACCAAAATCTGTATTAGAAACATTAAATGTAGCGAATGTTGATGTTGCTACAAGTGCATTGGCAAATTTTATTCAAGTTGAAGAAGTTAGTAACTACCATCAGTTTAATACAGATCCTTTTAATACATGGAGAACAGCATTCCGTGAATGTGCTAAACTTGCTCGTGGTGCAAATTATTTTGGTAATAAAGATCTTTATCCAGGAAATGAAAAGAATAAAGAATATTTAAATGCTTGGTGTAAAAAAGGTGAAGACGAAAAATTTGGAAAACATTGTATCAAAGGTGCTATTGCTGGCGAGGCTTATGGAAAAAATAAAGAAAATGATATGCAGTTAATAAACAATTATGAATGGCTCAAACAAGAATTCATCAAGAGTAATAGTGCATAAATATTAAAAAGTAAGGAATAATTAATGGCTGATGTTACGTTTACAGTTACAGTAGCGAGTGGAACATTTTGGTTAGGTTCTCAACAAAAACCCGCAATTAGTCTTGACGAAAGTAAAACTTATAGATTTGATCAAGCTGATGCAAGTAATAGTGGTCATACACTTCTTATTAAAGACAAGCCTAGCGGAACACAATGGACAACTGGTGTAACTACTACTGGTACGGCTGGTAATGCCGGTGCATATACCGAATGGGTAGTTGCTACAGGGTATACTCCAGAGTATTATTCAGGTATTGAAGGTGTTACTGATACTTCGCAAGTAGACCATGCATTAAATTTTCTTTATTATTGTGCGGCGCATGGCGAAGGCATGGGCAACACCATTCATGTTGGTAGCTCAGCTGATTCAGATACTTATAATCCGTTACCAGCTACCGGTACTTCAATATCAGCTGGTGATGTAGCAGGTTTACAAGGCAAGGCTCTCTCGGGTGTTACGTTTAGTGGTTTACAAGCAGATAGGCATTCGGAAGATGGTGGTGCTATAGGTAATGCTGATGTTGATTTAAGTGATACATTTGGTGGTACCTCCTCAAGAAGCTGATTGCTCTCTTTTTACATAATCATATAGTGCTTTACTAACAGAATAATTATCTATTGTTTTATCTATCTTTTTACGTATTTTATCATTTTCAAATAATCTTTTTGCACCTTGATGTAAACCAACAGGCAAACTAGATGCATCAACCCAACAATATCCATTACTTTCTTTATTCAAATGAGGTATGAACTCATTCCGTACTAACATAAGATAATTTGTATATGTAAAGTCATTATTGCGATATGTGTTTAAATGAATAATTTTTGATATTTGTACATCTCGTGAAATTTCTTCACTTAACTCTCGCATTAAACCATTAAATGGTTTTTCGTCTTTGTCGAGTTGCCCGCCCCATGTACCCCAAGTTTTTGCTTTTGATTTGCTATTACTTCTTAATTGAAAACAAAATCGCTTAGTTGATGCTGAATATAATAAGCATCCAGCGGCTTTATACACCATGTTCCTCTATAGATAGATACGCCAATAACTTGGCTTATATGTGCCTTCGATAGCATTAATCCAATTACCATCAACCCACTCATATATGTTACTGTCAGCGTTATTTAATACGTAGCTAATTGTTGATGTTGCACTCGCATCAAAACTTACTACCCATGCCGCTCCGTTATATTCTATTATATCATTTGTATTAGCACCTAACGAACTCCATTCTGCAATTTGAGCAACATCGTTTGTTATAAGATATCGTTGCCCGTTAGTTGCCGCGGCAAGAGTTCCATCGCCAGGATAATTTACTTGTGGATCAACTATGCCTGTAATTGAGGTTAAAGTTGTTGCAGGATATGAATCAGTGTCAAACACAATATCTAACAAATTATCATCACCTGAATTAATACTTATAGTACCGACAATATCTGCACTTGTATCTGATGGATCAGTTGTTTTTCTAAATCGTAACTGGCTTATTCCTGGCTGGAGTTGTCCATATGATTTAAGCAGATCTTCCCATTTTAATGCATCATTATTAGAGTCAACTGCTTTTAAATCTTTACCTAATAGCTGAACAGTAGTACCACTAACTTTTGCATGAAAATCATCAAAAGATACTACCACCCATGTTTGTGCTTGGTTACTAGAATCATATATAGGATCACTTACTACCCATTCGTTTAGTTCCCCTGTTGCTACTACATCTAAATCAGCTAAAATAGTATGAATTATTGTTTGTTTTCTAATCTTTGCTGGAGGATTTATAAAAATAGGAACCTCAAATCCTAAAGTAGCAATATCAATACTATCTTCAGTACCAATTGGTATTGTTCGAGAACTGAAACTTGTTGATACTAGAGAGACATACGTTAAACTACTCCAATCTAATGGATTGTTACTACTTTTAATATTAAGCGTAGGATTAAACACAACCATTATTTGTTCTAACATTTGTAGTTTCTGATCCATATTACTAGACCACAAATCTAAGTTCATTGTTAATTTATAAGGTGTAGGCATGTGTCTTTCAACAGTATATGTTTTACCTACTTCGTCCTCATACGTATCAGTTACATTATTAAATTTCTTTTCAAATACTTGAACCTTTTCTTCATGATTTTGATACATACGCATCTCGGGCGCCATAGCAATACTATCAATGTACCCTACCATAATAGGTACGGTGTTAATTATATTTTCACTATTTTGTTTTAAGATAGATTCAGTCATGCGGTCTCTACTTGCATACCTAACCGGAACCCGTTGATATTCGGCTAAGCCCGCTTCGTTATGCCCCATTTGTATAGAGAAATTATTAAACAATCTTAAAAATTGTTGAACATATCTACGTATTTGTTTGTCGTAAAAATATTGCATTATGTTGGATCCGTATCTCTAGGCTTAATTGCTTGGCTAAGCCCCTCTGCTCCCTCAATTGTATCACCACCAATTATAGGATCTTCTAAATTACTTGTATAATCATATGCAGGAAAGGTTGTCTTTTCCCATCTATTTGTTTCATCATTGTCATATCTTCGTTGCCATTTGTTACCGGTATATTCAAACATACGGGCCGGCGAAAAGTCGGTACGTATTACATAGTCGCCAGTACTAGGACTAGATGGAAATTGTGTAACCTGTGCTATCGATTCGCCCCAATCATCCTCGGCATTCCATGGTCCTGGGTATTCAGCATTTGCTAAGTGTTTATTATCTGGTAAATTATCAGGATTTTCTTTTACAGCCGCCGCAACAATTGCATCATTAACTTCAATTTCTTTCGTATATCTAGACAGCATGTTTTTAAGACTGTCTGAATCATCAGCTGTTCCTAATATATCTTTGTATTCTTGTGAGTCTATTAGGGGACTACATTTTACACGCCATATATGAGGATACCATGTTTGTGAAAACCCTTCAGATGCCCTGTTAGCATCCTGTACAATATAAAATTTGTTTATTGCAGGTGCATCAGCATCTAACAATAAGTCATCACGCAAATGTGGTAACTCAAAAACATCACCAGGCATTAATTTTCGACCCATAATATCTACCATTGTATTAAGGTGAAAATTTATAAACAATACATCTGCTGTAAGAAAAAACCCAAATTGACTTAAATCAAAATCATTATCTGCTACATTATAAATGCCACGCAAATCGTATATGTCTTGATCATATTTTCTATCACGATTTTCTAAAAATAATAAATCTTGTATAATAGTTTCTTTTGTTGCCGCATCTAATGCACCAGGATTTTGTATTGCTGGATCATCATCATGTATTTCTTCAACACCGATGTATTTGTGAACAAGAAACGACGTCCCTCCAACAAGAAATTGTTCTCCAATGGTCTTATCCATGAAGTAATAGTCATTTGTTTTTTCAGTTTTATATAAGCTAAGTCTAGGCATATAAATATTTATCTTACGTTAAGGTTCTATGAAAAAACTGTGGGTATTCGGAACTAGCCATACCGCTGGTAGTTGCGACAACAAATACTTTCAAAACTGCTATACTAAAATAATTCACGATAAAACTGATTATATTGTTAAAAATTTAGCGAAGCCTGGTATTAGTTTTGAAAGTCAAATAAGATACATATATTATTTTTTAGAGCATTTGAAAGAAAAGCCCGATTCGATATTAATTGAAGTTCGGGTCTTTTCATCGGTTGCGTTAGGGTATATGCCAAATGATGTTTTAAGTGGGATGTATTCTTACTTAAAAATGATTATAAGAAGATTTGAAGATAATATTAATAATAATGAATATGCAAATATTCAACCTCTTTATGGTAATGAAAGAACACGAGAAGAAGTATTCTTTAATGGATTAACTATAAGGAATAGTGATAAGCATAAAAACGAATGGTATAAACATTTACATAACATAGACAAATATATTGAATGCCATGATAAAATAATTCGTCTAAATTATATGTTTATAGAACAACGTATTTTATCTTTATATGGACTATTACTAACCATAAAAAATTTAAATATAACACCTTATTGGTTTTTTATAGATCCACTAAGCTATCCTTGGCAAGAAAAAGAGGTATTGTTAGGTAGCTCTCCAAATTTAATAAAAGACCAACTCGATTCAATGTATGTAGGTTATTCTAAAAATAACAAATGGCTTTCCTTTTTGGATAAGATTAAACTAGATGACGGGTTATTGTGTAAAGATTGGCATCCTAATGAAAAAGCTCACAAAATAATAGCCAATGATTTAATATCTCAATTATGTTAATACAAGCATTTGGAACTAGCAATACATTTGGTAATTGCGGCGATGATAATCTAATAAGTTTAGATAGCACGTGGCCGTATATTCTAGCTAGTAAAGCCAATATGTCTGTAGAAAATTTATCGTGTATTGCTATAACTAATCCTGAACTTGGAGTTATGTTAGATTATTATATTAAGCCAAATAGTATAGTAATTGCAGAACTTAATCATCCAACAAGGCTTAGAGCTGGTGTAAGTTTTGACGGACTAGCATCTCCAGATAATATTACTAGGTTGCACGACGAATTAAATAAGCATAGTCTAGTTACACGAGAAGCATATGAAAAAGGGGGCTTGCCTTTAGAGAATAATAATTTACCCAATCATTTTGTTCCTATTTCTCCACCTAAGAACGTAGCAAAACGTGTAGGTAAACACATGGAAAAACAAGGGTTAAAAGAATTTACTAACGAAGCTAATCTTTTAGCAAAATCATTATCTAAGCATTGGATTTTTAGTACAAGTTATGTTATAGATCAGTTTGCTATGGTATGCATGATGAAGGCAATTTGTGATAAACATAATAGTACGTTTATGTTTTACGGCTGGCATGGTGATTTCAGAAGTTGTATATTACCTGGGTGGGCAACAATTATTGAACAATTAGTACCCCGAAACTTACTTAACGGTGTTAAAAAGAGTTATTTTAAAGACTACAGCCAAGAAGAATGGGAAAAAGAAACATGTAGCGATGGACACCAGAATGAAGTAATTCACAAATATGTAGCAGAAAAAATTTATGAAGAAACTATGGATATTTGGAACTAGTCATAGTGCCGGGCAATGCAAAATAAAAGATGAATCAATATCGAAATATGACAAACCTAAAAGGATTCAGTTTTTAGTTAATCCGTACTCAAAACTTATTCATGATGAAACAGAATACTCTGTGAAGAATTTTGCCATACCAGGTATTAATCATGATATGCAACTATTTTTTATTACTTCTTTAGTAAATGTAGTTGAAGAGTTGCCTGACGTAATTATAATAGAACACAGAAATTTTTTTGAAAAAGTATGGACTGGAATTTTTGATTCGATATTTAATACTATTTCACACCGAGACCCTGACAAGTGGACGGCAATGGAAAACGTTGGTACTATAGCAAATCATCTTCACACATTATGTGAAAAGGTTGCTACTTATTCTAATGTTGGTAGTGATGAATATTTCTGGTTTCGATCTATGTATGAAACAGAATCAATGTCCGGATTAAAAAAACTAATAGACTTAAATTCTTCATTTTTTTTAGGTGACTATCAGAAATCTGGACTTAAAGATATCTCTGCAAAAAATGCAGTTAATTACCATAAAGGAATAGAGCTACTTGATACTCTTGGTATTAACTATGAAAAAGAGTGGCTTACATTAGACCAATGGTTAGAATTTGTAAGATTCTATTCTATGAATATCCATTGTACTAGTGTAGATATGTTTAAAAAAATAATGGATTTTATTGGAACAATAACTTTTTTAAAAAACTTAGGAATAAAAGTAAAATGGCTTCAAATAGATGACATCCATCCAACAAGGTGTTATTTTAGAAATCTACAAAATAAATTAGTAGAAGATGCTTTATTTAAAGATTGTATACATCCATACAGCAGAGATGATGGATATAATGAATATAATGAAGAAAGAGTTATGCTGTTTCGTACCACAGATTTTCTCTGTGAGTGCGGACATCCAAATCATAAAGCACACAGAATCTTTGCAGATATTATAAAAAATGAATTATAAAGAAATAGAAATTGAAGCCACAGGTTTATGTAATGCAATGTGTCCGTCTTGCTCAAGGCATACCATTAATCCTACTACCGGTAGATGGTATTCTCGTAAAAAAATATTACCACAAGATAAAATAGATGTTGAAGCATTTGAAAAGAATTTTGTAAATGGATTAGGCAAACACAAGCCAGAACTTATTCAATTTCAAGGATCCTTTAGCGATCCGTTAACGCATCCTAATCTTATTGAATTGATTGAGTTATCGGCATCAATACCTAGTGTTAATGACATATCTGTATATACAAATGGATCATTACGTACTCCTAAATTTTTCAAAGAATTAGCAAAATATTTGAATACTGAGACTCGTAAATTATTTTTTTCAGTTGATGGATTACGTCAAAAAAATTCCATTTATCGAAAAGGAACATTTTGGGGTAAAATTTTAGAAAACATGAAAGCATTTACTGAGGCCGGCGGCAAGGCTATGTGGAAAGCAGTTTTCTTTGAGCAACATATGTCTGATTATAGAGAGATGGAAAAAATGGCTATGCGTATGGGATTTCATGGATTTCAAGTTACAATGAACCGTAAGCCATTATCAGAACGACAAATAATTTTTGAATTATCAAATCAACCAGACGCAGATGATCCAGAACAAGATACAGATAACTTACCTGATATTATTGGAGACGAAAAAGTAACTTGTAGACATTTAGATGATCAATATGCATTTATCGGAAATGACACAAGTGTTTATGCTTGTTGTGATTTATGGGGAGATTTATCTGAAAGTGGCCCGGAAACACGGGCAATGGCAGCCAAAGAAACACAATATGGAACCCGTACAAATAGCCTAAAACATTTTAAATTCCATGAAATAGTAGATAACAAATTTTACAAAGAATTCAATAATTCTATTACTGATAGGCCATGTTCTTTATGTATAAAAAATTGTGGTGATAATGCTGATTCCCTTGAGTTTCGATCTACACATAGAACTAAAGATTGAGGTTGACAAAAACCAGTAAATAGCTTATACTAATTAGATAAGTGGGTGGGCTGAGCATAGGTGAGCTCAACAGACTGTAAATCTGCCGTCTAAGACTGTGATGGTTCGACTCCATCTCCGCCCACCAGAATATATATATAGGATTTAAATAAATGGAAATTAAACTAACTGGCAATGTAGTTGTCAGGCATGAAAAAGTACCAGACTGTGAATGGTGTGATAAATCGAAGCAATTATTAGACGAAAACAATATACCTTATACAACAATTATATCCGATAAAAAATTCTTTGGAGAGTTGTTTCGGGTAACTAACAGCGGAAAATTACCGCAAATTTTTATGGGTGGTGAGTATATTGGACAATATTTTGAGTTGGAGAAATACCTCAGCGAAAAAACTTAGGTGGCCGTGGCTGAGCGGCTTAGGCAACAGTTTGCAAAACTGTTTTACGCAGGTTCGAATCCTGTCGGCCACTCCATTGTTATTGCTATTTTTATTGGTTGGATGTGCTGACACACAGGATCCTACACCATTATGGATACGAAGCATGGAGACATTGCCGAAAGTTGAAGGGTTTCATAAGGCAGGCGTTTTTACTATAAACGGAAAAGTATATGTGCAAAATTGTGATAAAGATGGAAACCAAATATGGTTGAGGTATAAAGAAGAAACACATACCTGGAGTCAAAGTAGATATAATTCACAAGGATGTGTTAGAGGAGATAAAAGTACAGGACCGGAATTTGATGGTTCTTAGAATTTGCCAGCGTAGCTCAGTTGGTAGAGCAGTAGCTTTGTAAGCTTCAGGTCGTTGGTTCAAATCCAATCGCTGGCTCCAATAATGGGGGGCGTAGCTCATCTGGGAGAGCGTATCCCTTGCACGGATAAGGTAGCAGGTTCGATCCCTGTCGCCTCCACCAGAGGTAAAGGAAACAAAAATGAATAATATAAATGTTACAACCCATC